AAGATCTCGATCTGGATCCTTCTTATGTTTCTTAATTAGATCCGTTAAAGTTTTTAAAAGATACTCAATGAACCAATGAGCTTTCGATACATCCTCTCTCGCACCTTCGAGTGTTGGGATCTTGATACCCATTCTCGCAATGTACTTCATGATGCTGCCTTTTAAGTAACCGATAAACTCGGCCTCGGTCATCTGTGATTTGATTGCCTCGATTGTTTCGATTGATTTCTTTTTGTAGTGGTCTGGATTGATTTTATCTTTTGACATCGGTAACCATCCCTCTTGCTGCATTAATCATTTTGTCTAAACGATCTTGTCTAACTTTAGGTCTGATTGCTATTCCCATCTCTAAAAGTTCAGACACCAAAGTAGCCATAGGTATTCGTTCTATCTTGGCCTGGTCCTGGAGTTTGTCTTTTAGATCCTGGGAGATCTTCATGTAGAAGGGTGTTAATTGCTTGGTTTTAGCCATGTTTTCTCCTTGTTAAAATATATCTTGTAAATATATCAAAAATATCTATATTATTAGGTGTACAATATGAGAACAATAACAATGAAAGGAAATACAATGACTAAACAACAAACAGTAACTGTACTACAGCCTTACGAAGATAAAACAGTAAACTTAAAGTTTGCTAAAGTAGCAGAGCCAGGAGACACAATCAGAGCTTACGATTTTGATCCTAAAAGAACCGGCACAACTTGTTACATCGAAGGAGTTGTTCGAGACAAAGGTGAGTTGGATAGAGGTTATGGTTGTTATGAAATCAAACTTACAACAAAAGTTTGGAATGGTTTTGATGTTACAGACAAAACTGAAGATAAGATTTGGTATGTACCATTTGAAACAGATCTATTTGAGTTTGATACAAGAGTAATTAAAATTAAGGAGGCTGCATAATGAACATAGTTGCTTTAGTTAGAGTTAGTACAGATAAGCAAGAAGTTAATAATCAAAAGTTTGCTATCGAAAAAAAATACACAGATGCATCAATCACCTGGTTCGAGGAGCCAGGTGTTTCTGGAGCTAAGAAGTTTCAGAACAGACCAGTTCTACAAGATGCAATTAGAACAGCTAAGAAGTTAAGATGTCCATTAGTTGTTTATTCATTATCAAGACTTGGTCGTACATACGAAGTTGGTCAGTTCTTAGAGACTACTAACATTCAAGTTGATGTATTGGATACTCCGAACTTAGATGATGCAATCGCTGGGTTCCATGTTGCAATCAATAGACTTGAAAGAATTAATATTTCAAATCGTACCAAGGCAGCATTAACAAGATTAAAAGCAGAAGGTAAATTGTTAGGCAATCGTACTAACTTAGATGTAGTTAGAGTTAGAGGTCATGAAACTTCTAAGGCTAATGCAGATCAGTACGCAAAAAATATTTCAGAAATTATTTCTGGCATCAGAGCTACGGGCATCAGTACATTGTCTGGTTTAGCTAATGCCTTGAATGATCGTGGTGTTAAAACTTACCAGGACAAAGTTTGGTACCCGACAACAGTAAAAAATGTCCTAGAAAGAGTGGAGGTATAATATGTGGTCTAGTATTGTTCATGTATTCAAGCAACAGTTCATGACTAAAGTGAACACAGAAGATAAACAATGTGTTTACAAAATGAGTATTAAAGAAATCTTAATAGGTGTTGTAGAGATGATTGCATTTTTATTTTGTCTTGCAGCTTTGATAGCAGCAGTAGTAGTTGGCTGTGTCATGGTCGACAGTTGTTATTATTATTATGTACCAGGAGGATTTTAATATGAAAGATAGTGGTAGAAAAACTTCTTACAAAAGAAAAGAATTAGGTGCCAGTACAGTTGGATCTTTGATCCCTGGCATAAAAGGTTTCAAAACTCCTAACGAGGTTTTGGAAGATGCTCTAAATGAGTATCAAGGGAAGGAGGCTAAGAATGACTTAGCTAACAATCCAAAGGTTAAGGCTGGACAAGCATTGGAACCAGTCATAACTCAAATGTTTGTCGATGAGTTACAATCCATAGCAATCGATCAGAAGGCCAAATTTAAAATCTCTGTTCCGGAGAAGGCCAACTTGTACTCATTAGACAATGGGAAACTCGGCAGTTCTTTAGATAATCTTTTAACTATTAAAAGTGGTAAGATTGAATTGACTGATCACAACAAATCAACAATGGTTCTTTCAGATAGTGGTCCAGTTGAAATCAAGAATTACTCTGGATCTGCCGATGATCCCGTATACCCATTAAACATTTATCAATTACAACAGCAGATGCTTTGTACTGGATCTACCTGGGGCATCCTAGTTAGATTAGTTAAAGGATGGGAGTTGCAATGGTTTGTTTATCAAAGAAATACTGAGATGTGTAATGACATCATTAATGCAGCTACAGATTTCTGGAATAGATTTGATGGGATCTTAGAAGGTAAAGACTATTGGTATCCACCAGAGACTACTGAAGAGGCATCCAAGATCTACAAAGGTAATGGAAATATAAATCCAGTAAATATGGATGGTAACAATATGTTATCTGTATTGATTGAGGAATATATCAACGCAGATAAAACTTATAAGGATGCTAAAGAAAATAAAGATGAGGCATCTAAGGCTATAAAATCTATCATGAAGGATCATGAGGTAGTTTCTTTTAATGGTTTTATAATTAATCATAAGACTATGAGTAGAAAAAAAACCAAGATGGTAGAAGTACCTGGTGCTGATCCTATTGTCATGAGGAGGTTTAGTATAAAGGATGCAAGATGATTTCCAATGGTTCAATGCTTATATCACAGCTCGTAAACTTACAGCTAAAATGTTGCGAGAAAAAATTTTACAGAAAACTGGTTTTGATATTGAGCAGCAGTTCCTGGAAGAGATCATTGAAGTCATGGGCCAAACAGCATTTGAGTTCATGCAATTACAAAACAAAGTATTAACAATCAATGTCATAAAGGAGGACATAAAAAATGATACAAAAAGAAGAGAAGAAACAGACGAAGGAGAAGATGACGATGACGAACCAACCCAACACTAAATCAGTTGTTGATGCTCTCTCACAATTTCAGAGTGAGGCTAACGCAGCAATTAAATCTAGTAAAAATCCATTCTTTAAATCTAACTACGCATCACTAGAAGATGTAATAGCTGCTGCGAATGAAGGTGCTAAGTATGGATTGGCATTTACTCAATGCATAGACTTTGAGAAGGATGTACTAGAGGGAGCTGTAGTTCCTACAATGTATGTAAGGACCAGTCTAATGCATAAAGATAGTGATACAGTTATAACTTCAAGGTACCCGGTGGTTCCAAAGAATAATAGATACGATGATAGCCAGGCCCTTGGATCTGCTATTACTTATGCAAAAAGATATTCACTCCAGGCAATCTACGGATTACCAAGTGAAGATGATGATGGTAACTCAAATACTCATAACGAAAAAGTTATGGCTGATCAAAAAAGAAAGATGACAGTCTGGGTTAACACTATCAAAACTTCTGTAAAACAAACTCTTCAGAATAAAGAGATGACTGATGCAGAAAAAGTCCATGACTTAATTGCTTTAGAAAAAGAAAACAAAGCAGCATTCGAAAAGTTAATGGATCTAGATAAAGGTCAATGGGATATGCTTATGCATTATATCGTTGATGAAAAAAAGAAATTAGGAGGTATATCAAATGACACTAATGCTGACTAAGAAACAACTTGAGATCTTTGATTTCATAACTGATCATATAAAAAAACATAGAGTACCACCAACTCTAAGAGAGATAGCTAAACATAAGAAGTGTGTTCACAGTAATGTGCATAGAATGTTAAGGCTGCTTGAGAGAGATGGTTACATCAAAGTGCATCCAGCTAGACCAAGAGGAATTGAGGTATTGAAAGATGGCTAAGGTTTATAAATCTCGTTTTAGTAAATGGTTTGTAAAAGAATTGATTAAGGCATTTGATGGGGAGAATGATGTAGTTGTAATTACATTTGATCAACACGATAGTGAAGGTCATCCTCATCAGAAGTTTTATTCAGCAGATGATATTGATTTAGAAGTTATGCATAAGACAGCTACAATTAATATCAGACCATATGAGGAATACTGGATTGAAAAACACAAAGAAAAAATAGAAATAGAGTTGCTAAAAAAACCAGAAGAGAATACTACTGGTAATTAATGAAGTTCATTTTGGCATATACACTCTGCTCAGCTATAACTGGGTTATGTAATAATACTATGCTCTATCCAGTTGAGTATAAGAGTTGGTCAGAGTGTGCCATTGGTGGTGCCAATATAACAATAGAGCTCAATCAAAAATATTCAAAAGAATTTTCTGAAAAAAAACTGTACCTAAATTACTTTTGTAATGAAGTTCCTATAGAAAAAACACCAGCTTAGAGAACAAATAAAACACTTTCCGTTTAAATCCAATATAAAGCTCATACAGAGACTTTAATTATTTGATGACAGATGTATCGGATTAACCCTTTAACATAGCTCTATGGGCCTCTCTGATGGCCTTTTGAGACTGTTTATCAAAGACTTCTAATGGATATACATTTCTGTCTCCATAGCCTGGATCTGGATCTAAAGAGTAGGATGAGAAGGTTCGGACATATTCTTTTCCGTTCTCTTCAAAGACATCATAGAGATATGCCTCAGTAATTATTGTAGCACATTTAAGTTTGTTAAATTCTGTATCACCTTCGAGTGTACTCAGACCTACAATATCAACCCAAGTTAATTTTAAGAAAAAATATTTTTGGTTATCGATAGTAACTGATTTCATTTCTTCTTGTTTCTCTTCTTACAGTTGGGCCAATCAAATGTTAAAACATCATCTACTTTTTTAAAACAATCATCTATCCAGGCAAAGAATTTATAAATAAGTCTATCAATCATACTCGACCTTGCCCTTTGTATCTTGATTTTTTAGACATTCTTTTCTCATCTTTATTTTTACTTTTCTTGTGAGCTCCTGGTCCCCTCTTCTTTGGTTTCTCTCTTGGTATAAAATGAGTAAACTTTTGTTTAGCCATTACACAATCTTACCGGTCCATCTTCCATGCTTGTCCATCTGCATTGCAAATAATTTTGGATGACCATCAATGATAGCTCCAGTACCAATAACAAATCTCATACGAAAATTACGGGCATATTGAAAGGCAAGGCTGGACTGTTTCGTGAGGCATCCACAACTCATGGACCATATTAAATTATCTGGATTAGAAAAATACTGAATGTTAAATTTAGAATGGAAGTGACCTTGAACAATATTCTTTCCGTATTGCATAGCAAGTTTTAATCCATCTGCTGAGATACCATGCGTAGCAAATACTTCAGATCCATCTGATACTTTAAAATTAATATCATCTACCCATTTCCACCCTTTACCAACTTCTAAAAATTCATTGTAATGTTTTAAGTAAGCTCTAGGCATTCCATGTTTCAGAGCTCTTCTGTATATTAATGATGAGTGATTAGAGTGTAGCAATGTCATCTCTGGAAATATTTTTTCTAACTCATGTAACTTTTTTTTAGTAGCTATGAGCTCATCACCAGCCGACATAAGATCACTATCCGTATCATGAAATGAGAGGGCATGGGCATCGCATTCATCACCCAGGTTCAATATAAATTCTGGTTTAATTTTTTTTTTAAGAGCTTTTAAAAACTCAAATGCATCTGGATGTTCCCAAGGACAATGTAAATCTGAGATCAGTAAAACTGACGAATAACCTTTAGCCATAAAATTCTTCTTTAACCCATTGCTCTACATCGAACCCAGGACAATTTGGTTTGTTAGGTTCAACATCACAATGGCCGATAATTTTTAAATCATCTCCATATATATCTTTAGTTGTATTAATTAAATTATGCAAGGTCATAAATTGTTGCTCTGTAAAGTTGTCTCCTCTACCTACAAGACAGATCCCAACACTAGATCCATTAACTGCAACTGCGTGAGCTCCTTGCATTTCTAATGGTCGACCAGGATCTAATGTACCATCTCTTTTTATTACCCAATGATAACCTATGTCATCAAACTTTCTTTCTTCTGTGTGCCATTTACGAATTGTCTCTGCTCCAATATCCATATCCTCTGGAGTATCAGCACAATGGATTACAACTGTATCTGTTTTATTTCTTTTTATCATTTTATTTCTAATTCACTAACACCCTCAAAATACTTATAGTCAAATTCAACAACTCTGCAATCATGTTTTTTACGCATAGACTTTTGTTTATCTTTAAATTCTATAGCTTTTTTCTCTGTTTCAAATATCATATTTGTAAACACTCTATAAAGATCGTTCTGTTTCCAGATCACACACCACATACTACTCTGATATAATTTTATTTATTCTTGTTTTATTAAACTCATCCGTATAAACTTCTGCCTTCACAATATCACAAGTATAATTATTATCCTCATAACCATACCTTACTATCTCTCTTTTTGTTTTAAGACAGTCTGAAATATTTTCTTTATAAGTATGTTCGATGACTTCACCACCCATCCAAAGACATAAACTTATAACTACCTTAGTGACCATTACTATTCCCGTTACTAAATTTTATATCTCTGGTTTGGTCTTTTAATTTCTCTACATCTTTTTTAAGTTTCTCTATTTCCTTTTCAAACATCTCAAGCATGACACCGGTATGAATATTTTGATCTAATAATTTTTGATGTTTATCTAATCTACCAGACATAAATTCTATTAATAAAAATTGTTCCTGGTCTATAGGTTTCTGAGCTGATGCCTCCAGGAGATCTTGCTGCTGTAGTTTGTCAGCAGTCTCTAATAAATTAAGTCTTTCAATAATGCCAAAGTAGGCCCAGACACCTATTGCTACGGCCCCGGCAATCGCAATTAAATTTCTTATGGGTAAGGCTACGGATGTTTTGTCTGATATTTTCATATACTCTGTAGCCTCGGATCTTTAGATGTAATATTTTTTTTAGCTTTGGGCCTAGCAATACTGTCAAGACTTCTTTTACGAAGTTGTGCTTTTGCTGATACCTCTTTTTTCTTTTCATCAATTTGTTTTTTTAGGTCCCACTTAAAATTCATTTCTTATCTATCTTCTTTAACTTCTCAAAAGATCTAGCTCCGGTTAATCCTAACAAGGCAAACAATGTAGTCATCAGTACATCACTTGGCAAGGTAGGTAAGTTTATTGGATTGTTTGTTATAGCTCCATACCAAGTAGTAATAGGTATGACTAAGAATTGAAAACCAAATGCCAGGACACAGATCCATGCAAGTGTGGGCCTCCATAATCTTTGTACCCAGGACAACTTGCCAATAGCCTTTGCATCTTCTCTATTTATTTTTGCTTGTTCTTTGTCTACATCGACAAGAGCTTTTAATAATTCTTTTTCTAAATCTGCTTTGTGTTTTGCAATTTTGTTTTTATCTGGAACCAACTCAACAGCTTTGTTGAGAATAGGTAACAGAGCTGTCAATCCCTGGATCATTGTATTCTCCTAACTAAATTTTA